TTGCCCAGTAGGCGTAGCCGCCGACCTTGAACTTGCCCAACGACACCATGGTGGAATCGTTGGTTGTGGAATTAACCATGATTTACAGCCTTTCTAATCGTCTGATTTGATAATCAACTGGAGAATGATTTGGTAACGGGGCCGCCCGTCGGGCATGGGGAAATGCGTGCGCCCGGTGATGTCGATATCGGCGACCTCGGGCAGTTCGACGATACGTTTGAGGCGGGGGAGTATGAGTTTCGCCGCAGCCTCGGAGACCAGCCAGCGCGACTCGCCCCACACCTGCACCGCGATAAGCGGCAGACTGCGGAACGGTTCGTCCGAGCCTCCCACCTGTTCGACGGTGACGAACGGTATCGGATGCGTGGCGCTGGACTCGGCCGGCACATCGAACATCGCCGGATATTCGGCCCTGATCGTCGTGTCCGCGTTGAGCCAGTCCATGACGAGTTTCTCCGCGTTCACTGCCATCAGCCACCGCCTCCCATAGCCTTGACGAGCGTGTTATGCACGGCATTATCGATGAGCGCGGCGGTGTTCTCCGTGTGCACGAGCGCGGTGGCTCCCTTGGGGTTGGCATGAGGGCCCAACGCCGTGTACAGGGGCTGGCCCGCGTGTGTGGGCGAGCCCATGGCGTTCGCCCTCGCCGCGAGCTTCCGAGCCTCGCTGACGGCGGCCTTGGAACCCTCGTTACGCCGGTATGACTGAAACGCCGAATAATGGAGTTTCACTCGTTTCATGCCTATCCCTTCGTGTCGGTGACTTCGATCGTGAGGTTCCATGCGGTGGGTTTCATGCCACCGTCTAATGGCCTCGGGTCTCCGATCACCTTGTAGTCATGCTCGTCGATGCGTATGCTCGCCCCGCGCAGGCTCCGGTATGCGTAGCTGCGCGGGAACAGGCACGTGAACGCCACGGTCACTCCGTCAGGGCGCAGCGAATCGGTTGCATTCGACATGGCACCCGGCGAGACGAGCACGTTGCCCACCGACTCGATATCGTCCTTCGTGACGGGCGAGCCGCCCGGGTCGTTCTCGCCGGTCGGCGTGTAGCGCACCACTTTCACGGTCTCGCCCCTCATGACGCCTCCCCGTTCGACAGGTCGACGCTGTAGAAGCGCTGGCCGGTGAGTCCGAGCGCCTTTTTCTGCCCCTTGGACAGATAGAATTCGCCGCGAGGGTTCGAGAACGTCATGGACTGGGTGAAACTGCCCGCCGTGAGACTGAGATTGCTGGCACCGGTCGTATCGAAACCGGCACCCTCGGTCTGCATGTCGGACGAGATCACATCCTTGGCGAGCTCGCAGGCGATGCGTTCCAACGTGGCGGATGCGATATCGCGCCATCCGGGACACTGCTCGCGAATGAACTGCGATGCATCAGCCAGCCGCTGGTCAACATAATCCGGGTCGTCCGGCATCTGCTTCCAGCGTTTGGACAATTCCGTGTGGGTGGCGAATGGGTTTTCTTCCGTTTCGTCGGCCATAACACACCTCCCCACGTCAGGCGGCGATGACACCGATCGCGCGCAACTGGGTGAGGATGCTGTTGACCTTCGTGGCGATGGTCGCCGCATCCGCGGAGGCTGCGAGGTCCGGAATCGCGGCACCCTTCTTGACGCCACCCAACGCCGCAGCCGTGGCTGCGGGAAGCGTGTAGGCTGGCGGAATCGTCGGCTTGTTCAACAGGTCGTTGTAGCTTCCACTGAAGCTGGACGTTCCCGCGCCAATGGCCTTGCGCGCCTCCGCCGCATCCGTGGCCTTGAGCACCGCCTTGCCGGTGCCGGTGGCGCCAGCAAGCGTGTCGACGGTGGGAGCGCCGCCTACATCGACCGGATTGCCTTCCCCGTCAAAAACGGCCACCTGAGCGATAATCTCGCCGTCAGTCGGCTTCGGTTGACGCACGAACTGTATCTGCTTGTTCAGTCCCATGGCCATCACACTCCGGTGGCCACCGACGTTCCGGTGGCCGGCGCGATGACGTACGCGGGGAAGCGCTTGCTCTTGTCCGACTGCACGTCGTTGATGGGGTTGGCGATCTGGAAGCCGACGCGGAACACGACGCGCATGGCGACGCAGTCCTGCTGGGCGAGGTTCAGAATCACCTTGCCGTTATCGTCCGAGATAACCGACTGGTCAAGCAGCTTGTAGGTGATGTCCTGACGGATGCCGACCACGAAGTTCGACCAGTCGGCTCCGAGCAGCACGGCCTTGGTGGTATCCCACGCGCCGTTGTCTACCTCGTTGAGGCCGAAGCCGTACAGGGTGGACGGGGCCCCCGAGGCGAGGGACGGCACGTAGATCGGGCTGCCGTTGGCGTTGCGCAGGCCGATAAGTTCCCAGTTCAGGCCCGGCTTGCTGGCGAAGCCGTTCATGGCGAAGCCCTGTTCGGCGAGCTTCTGACCCATGCTGGCAACGTCCTTGGCGAGATCCTTGCCCTGGGTGAGCGTGTTGTGCGCCGCGATGGCCTGCGGGATGATGCCGTCAGGGAAGCTGGAAGGCTTGTCCACGCCGAACAGTGTCGCCTGGTCCAGCTTGTAGCCGAGCGCGGAAGCCAGACGCGGCATGACCTCCGGCCAGATGGGGATGCCGGAATCCGCGATGACGGCCTCCGGGATGGGCACGATGGCCGCAAGCTCCTCGGCCGTGATGCTTAGGCCCGACCATTTCATCTTCGTGGTCTGCTTCAGGCCGGTATCGCCGCCAACCCAGTAGGCGATCGGCTTGGAGTCAAGCACCGGCTGCGTGCGCGTGCGGGTGCTCATGCGAATCTGACGCATGCGGGTGAGGGACACACTCGACTTGGGGGCGTCCTGGATAATCTGGGTGGCGTATTCGGTGGGGATGAGTCCGCCGCCGAGGTCGCTGCTGGTGATGATGGAGTTCACGTTGGAAGCCATCGTCATACCTTCTTTCTATGGAGGGGGTTATTTCTGCTTTTGTTTGAGGAACTGGTCACGGATCCAGTCGCCGGATGTGTCGGATGGTGCGGGCGGCTGGTTGGATTCGGATGAGGCGTGCACCGTGGGCTTGGTTTTGTCGGTGATGTAGTCGGCGAGCGCCTTGCCGTTGGCTTGCATTTCTTCGAGGGTGGAGCCGTGGAGCAGTGCGATGGGCACGCCGGTTTCCTTGGAGACCTGCGTCTTCCATTCGTTCTGCTGTTTTTCCGCCTCGTAGGCGGCGTTCTTGGCTTCAAGCTCTTTGATGTGCTTGGCTGTCTTTTCGGCTTCGGACAGTTGGGCCTCCTTGAGCTGTTGCAGTTCGTCGGCGGCTGCCTTGTTGTCCTTGGCGCGTTTCTCCCATTCGCGGGAATGGGCGACGGCCTCCTTGTATTTGGCCTCGTAGTCGATTTCGGGCGGCTTCGCTCCGTTCTCGGTCGATGCCGCCTGCTGGTTGCCGTTGGCCTCTTCGGTCATGGTTCCTCCTAGTGGGTTGGGCCCGTTTCGGGCATAAAAAAACCACCCGTGCGGGTGGTTGGGGAAAATTCAGTGCGAACGGGACGGTCTGGGTACTCCATACCCGTCCTTGTATCGGTCGGGGTAAAGCCGGCGCATCAGGTAGACAAGCGTGTTCGGGTCGTTGGGATTGTCGGGGTTGCCTTTTGTGGTGGCCTTTATCATCCGATAGGTGTCGTCGTCCAGGCCGCCGTTCTCGATGAGGCTGCGGGCGTGCGTGTATTCCGAGTACATGCGGTCGGGGTCATAGCCCTCGATGTGGGCTTGGTTCCTGTCCCATTCGGGTACGATCTGGCAGTCGCAGTCGTCGTGGAACAGGCTGAACGAGCCTTTGGCGTATTTCGCGGTTTTCTCGCTGCGGTACACCCAGCCGCGCGAGCAGAGCATCGTGCAGAACGCGCACGTCTTCGCGCCTCTCGGCACGCGCGCGTACCGGGGTTCGGACGGGTCGTGCTCGCACAGGCGGGCGATGGTTTCGCGCCCCGAATACATGACCCAGCGTTGCATCGCACCGACAAGATACGCCTGCATGGTCTGCGGGTCGGTCCACAGGTGGCCGGCCTGCCAGCGTATCGTCTTGTCGATGCCGTCGCCGGGAAACGAGTCGGACAGGTCGTACTCCCATGATTCGGGCACCGATTCGCCACGGACGCGCATATACCATTCGTAGGCGGCCTGTGCCGCGAGGTCGCCGTATTTGGCGACCAGTTGCGGCACGTAGTCGAGTAGCATGTCACGTTGCCATTCAGGACTGAGCTGTTGCAGCGTCCCCCACAGTTTCGCCAGATCGCGGCGCGCCAGTTCCACCGCTCTGGCTTGGCTGGCTTGCAGCTGGTCCAGTTGCCGGTTGTCCGTCATCCTTGTTGCCTCCGTTCATGAGGGAGTCAAGCACGCTGCGGGTCTCGGCCTTGCGCTTGTCGACCAACAGGCGTGTGATGTCGGAATCCGTGTAGCCGAGCTTCTCCAGAATAACGTCGGAGTTGGCGAGCCACGGCATGGCCGTCACCTGCTTCACGATGGCATCGGAGAGCGCGGCCTGCGATGGGCGTTCGGGGTCACGCCAGTTGACCTGCAAGCGGTCGAGCTCGTCGCTGTCCTCGCTGGTGCCGTTGAGTATGGCGATGTCCCTCGCGGCCTTGCGTAGTTGCACTCCGATGGCGCGGCAGGCGTTCTTCGCCTCGATGACAAGTTCGCTTTCCGCCGCCATGATCGCGTCGGACGAGGAAGGGCCGGAATCCGTCATGACGCCGAACTGGCTGAGCGGCACGCCGGTCGCGCCGCTCATGCGTGCCGCGAGTGCGCGAAGCATGTCGGTGTGCGGCTGCATGGTCATCTGCGTGAACTGGCCGATGGCGGGTGCCTGGCCGTCCTCGTTGAGGCTGATGTTGAGCATCTTCGAGATGGTGGCTTCCCAGCCGGTCAGCTTCTTGCCGTTCTTGTCCTCGGGCGGCTCGTCCGCGCCGATGAGGTAGCGTTGCGGGCTCGAATAGAATTCGGCGCTTACCTCCATGCGCAGCATGGTGCGCACCGCAGTGTCGGTGATACTCATGACCTCGCGGCTGATGCGCGAGCGGCCAAAGGGGCGGTTCAGGTCCTGATGGTAGGGGATCAGGTAAACGGGCACATGATCCATGTACGTGTTCCGGGGAGCGTCCGCATGATAGCGGCCTGATTGCGTGCGGCGTATACGAATCGTGTAGCCGGGCATGTAGAGCATGAGTTCGGAAGGCACGATGGTGTTCGCCTGCGCGTACTGGGAGCGGTCGATATCGGTTATCGACAACGCCGCCGACAGGCCGCGACGGGCGTAATCCCACAGGCCGGTCTCATAGAGCGCGCTGCGGAACGACACGGACACCTTGGAACGCAGACCGTCTTCCGGTTCCGCGCTGCGCACATTCAGGAACGAGCATGAGTGAGTGAGCGCGCTGCGGATGGCCTGCGGCAATTCCACGTCGAAGTCGTTGTCTGAAAGAATCGAATCCAAACCCAACGGATCGCGGCTGTCGTCGCCGACTCCGACGAAACCATCGAACACGATGCGGTCGGCCAAAGCGTCCACCGATTTCTGCGGCCAGCCCACGACCTCGCTTATCCCCGCCATGCTGTCCGGCACAGCGATGGACAGATTCTTAAGCTCGTTTCGCCCGTCGTAGTATTTGGTGCGCAACAGGTTACGTTCGAGCTTCTGAGACCATTGACGTATCATCAAATCCCACGGTTCTCGGCACTCGTCGGGCAGATTATCGACCTGCACGTTTTCAAGACTGGGAATCTGCATCAGAATGCCACCGCCTTCGCTCTTCTTCCCGGATGACGCTTGGAAGTCTTGACGTTCCAATACGCGAGAGCCACCGCTTCCACGGGACTCACATCGACGTTCTCCATGGACGGCTCGTAGCCGAACCCGTCGCCGATTTTCCTATGCTTCGCATGACCCACCGCCTCGTCAAGCAGAGGCTGGCCGAAATGGGTAAGCCCATGGTCGTTCACGGCCTGTTCGAGCATCGAACAAGCGTCCGCCACGTCGGAAGGGCGCGGCACCACGATCACTCTTTTGGACACGCCCTTGTCGATGAGGCTGTTGACCAGGGTGGGCGCTCCCACGCGCCCGTCGATGATGATGCCGATGGCGTTGCGCCACCGTTCCGCACCGTCCTTCTCGGCGGTCAGCCAGTCGGCCAGCCAGCCGGTGCCGCCGCGCATGCTGCGCGAGGCTATGACCTCCACGTGCGGCAATTCACCCGACTTGCGTGGCGGGCGCACGCACGCCACGAGGGTGACGTTCGCGCCGTCCGCGCTGAACTTGACCGCATACGAGTTGTAGCCATCCATGCAGGGCTTGTCGGTCTTGCACTTGGCCCACTCGTCAACATCGATATCGGACAGCGCGCCGGCCTGATCGTTCCACCAGCCGAGACGTTCGCGGGCGAAACCGTCCGGCGTCATCTTCTCCGACTCGGAAACGACCACGCTTTTCAACAGGCGGGTGCCGAGCGATGGATTGTACCGGTACCAGCGTTGCTGGTCGTGCACGTCGCCGATCTCGGTCGCCGCCCATTCGAACCAGCACAGGTTCTTCGGCGGCTTGTCGCGATGCGCGTTGCGGCGCATGCGCGCGAACACCGTGCCCGGCGAAGTCGGCGGGGTCGGCGTGCCCGTGTAGATGGTCAACGGATTGCCCGAGGGTGCCGACGAGATGGCGGGCTGTATGGCCTCCATCTGCTCGTCGGTCAGCTCCTGCGCCTCGTCGCACACCAGCACGTCCACCGTGAAGCCACGGCCCGAACTCTTCGAACGGGCGATGAACTCAATGCTGCCACCGTTCTTCAACACGATGGCCTCCTGACCGTTCGTGGCCCGGATATAGGTGACCAACTCCGCCAGTTCGGGGAACTTGCGCGCGTTCTCGAAGTAGTATTTCATACGCAGGAAATGCTTGCGGCAGGTCTTCACCTCATGCGCCGTATGCAGAATCTTCATGCCGAGGATCGCGGCAAGGTACAGCTCCGTGAACTCGAGAATCGCGTTCTTGCCGTTCTGACGCGGCACCGCGCACCCGCAATCCGACGCCGCCCATTGCAGCTTCGAATCCGTGGCGAGCCAACCCTCAAGCACGATGCGCTGCCACTTGTCCGGCTTCATATCGTAGCCGGCGGCGAGCGCGCACGCCTCTCCTCCCTCGGACTGCACGTGCTTGGGAACCAGAGCGAAGCTAGGTTCCTGTACGCCTCTTCGTCTTGCCACCCTCGATCACCCTCAGCTTCCGTCGTTCGGCTATCTCATCGAGCGGCGTATGCCGCTCCTGCTGTTTCACTTTCGCCTGCGTGATCTGGCTGCGCGCGGCGGGCGTGATGCCGTAATCCTGCAACAGCTTGTTCAGTATGGGCACGCTGGCGAAATTGCCGGAACCCCAGATGTCCGCGTGGATCAGGGCGGCGTTCATGAGGTTGTCCCAGTCGGCCTCCGTCCACGAGTCCGCGCCGGGGGTGGAAGCCAAATGCTCCCACCATCGCACGGTCGCCTCCGGCCATTCGATGCCGTCAGGCAACTGTGGCTGCGTTATCGTGGTCTTGGCCAACTGGATCACCTCGAATCTAAATGTCAGGAGCCGCTGGAGCGACTCGCGCGAGCGGAACCGGCGGCACGAGAGAAATCAAACTCGCCCTGCACGTATCTCGGACGCATGACAACCACCTCCATCGGGAAATCAGGAGCCAGATGAACGGGACGCCACTTTCCCCCGAGCGAGTCGCTTGCCGGGTTTCCAGTCAATACCTCGCTTGGCGAGAATACGACGCGCGGCCCTTACGGCTTCATTATCGGAATTACCCTGCGCCGTTTTCAATGCTTTTTCAACGGAAGAGGGAGGACGTACCGCGCCGGATTGAACCCGAGAACGGTATTCCGCACGTGCGGATTCTCTCTGCGTATGGTAATCAGATGACGCGCGTTGAGCGGCTTTTTGGAATGCCTTCGCTCCGCGGCTGGTGCGAATCTGCCGGTTCGAGCGCATCTTGTCGTCCGCAAAACCGCTTATCGGACTCGACAAGCCACGCTCGGCCAAGAATTCAGATTCAGATTGAACCTTTGTGTGTCGTGCCACGAGATTCTCCAATCACAAGAGACAACAAGATCAGGAGCCTGAGGAACGCGAGCCGCCGCGAGAAAAAGCGCTGCGGGTACGACCGGCCACATTACGCACCGCATTGCCGGCGCGCTGGAACAGGTTACGCACGATCCACCTCCTTTCCAGTAACGATGTGGACAAGAAAAATCGGGATCTACCGTTTCCAGCCTGCACTGCGGTATCTGTTCCATTCGTCGTTGAACCGCTTGTCGAACGCCCGGTCTCGGCGTGCCTGGGCGTTCTTCCATGACTGAGAAACGCCGGCTTCAAGATCGTTGACTCCCTGTTCCTTGCGTTTCTTCATCAACGCGCGCATCTTGAGGGTATCCTGCCATAGCTTCGATATACGTTCGTCGGATAAGCCCTGTTTGCGGTATTGGGATATTCGCTCTTTCGAGAAGCCGACGCCGGAAAGCGTTGAGCCCTTCGAGCGTGAGCGGGATGAGTTGCCGCCGCTCCCGCTGCTGGACGAGCGGGAAGCCGAAGAAGAGCCGCGTCGCATGAGAACCTCCCAATGAAAAAGCCGCCACATAGGGACGGCTTGAACGAAAAAAATATTGTTTACCGGTTCACGATCCGCTCGATCGCGACGCGGAACGGGACGCACTCACACGCAGGGCGGACACACCGCCACCGGATGAACCGGAAGAGCGACGCCCATACCCCGTATAGCGGATATCGTTGGTGCTCGCATAACGGACTCGCCTCATAACTCACCTCCCAGCTTCCGAGCTACGGCCATACCATCGAGGTATTTATCTCCGAGTTTGCGAAGACCATACTCGGCAAGGAAAGAATCCTTGTCGTCTCGCAACGGGAACGCGATGGCGAACCAGTATTCGGAATCGGTCGGCTCCACGAGCTTCCTGGGACTGCAAGCCGAAACCAGCGCCCTGTGCAGGGCGGCGAACTCGGCGAGACAATCCTTCTCCAGATCATCGGAGTACTTGACATCGGCGAGCGGGTCAGGCGTCTTCTCCGCGAACCCGAGACCACCACCGAAGCCGACGCCGGCACCGAACGCCACGGCGGACGACTTGGCCGGCTTGTACGGGGCGAGTAGCTTCTCGATATCACGGTACGCATAGATCCGGTGGTTTTCGCCGAAGCCAAACCGTTCACGCCACCGCGCCATCTCGGCGGGGGAGGGGAAACACAGGCACAGCCAGAACTCGGTGTCGGTCGCATCCACGAAACGCTTGCGCTCCGCACGGGCGCGCTCCCGGTACTCCTTCGCGTTCTCGTCCAGATTTTCCGGCACCGGCTTCACAGCCTTCTTGCCCTTGGACTTCTTGGAAAAGTCGAATCGGAAATCACCTGACATGATCCACCTCCAACAAGGGAAACCATTCAAGCAGCGTCGCGTAATCGTCCGGTGCCTTGTCCTTGAGCACCTTGGTGAAACGCTTGTCGATGCCATCGAAAGAACGCCCGAACCACGCATAATCACACGGCAGCTCGATATGATGCCCGCTGATGCAGTCCAGCACCTCGCCCTTGAGCCAATCCCCGATAGGAGAGACCTTCTTGAGATTGCGCCGCCAGTACCCGTACTGGACGAACGCGCCACGACGCTGAATCGAATCGGCCGCACGCACGCCATCCGCGCACCACGTGCTCTTATCCAAGCCCACGTCGGCGCGGATGAAATCCCACATCTGCTCATACGACGGCTCAGGCAAACGCGCCGCCTCGATGTAGCGCAGACGTTCGGGAGCCTGGAACACCGCATTGTTCAGCCAACGGTACAGCGACGGGTGCGGATACCTTTTGATTCGGGTCTGGAACTTCTGCTCGAAATAATCAAGCTCCTCGTCCACGAACCTCAAACCGGGCACATAGTAGAGATACGCGGGAACGACCTCGATGCCCATATCCCGCATCGCCAGCCACGCGGCTATGGAATCCTTGCCGCACGAAAACGCCAACAACACGGGCCTGCCATCAGCGGCCAGCTTCTCACGCACCGCGAGACTCGTGCCCTGATTACGAATAACCGTGGTCACTTCGGCCACCTCCTTCCCGTCATGCGAATAAACCGCGAATGCGAATAAAACTCGACACCGGCACGCCGGAAGCTCGCCTCCGACGACCACACGAACACATGCAGCCCATGTCCGCTGGTCGAAACCTCCGCATAGATCGCATCCGGCAGCAGCTCCATCGCCTTCGCGGGCGGACTGGTCAAATCAACATGGTCGAAATCCCAGCACGCAAGCCCATCGCCGAGCATTATGCCATAACCGTCACCGGCCTTCGAGCGCATGACCTCCGAATATGACGCCCAGGTACTTGAGTCCGTCGAACTGGCCGGCGACCCATCGCACATAATCGGACGCTTACCATCGGCCCGCACCCAACGGCGCAATGCCCTGAGCGCTTGGGGTATCTGATGTTTGCGGCTCCACGCCTTGCGGCATCTGTCCGAGCAAAACAGTCTCGGACGCCTAGGGTTAGGTGTGGGTTGGAAGAAGTGGCCGCAATTCCTACATTGGTTGACCATAGCTATTACTATAGCATATATTCCAACGATTCGCAACACTAATTTCGTGACATATCAAAACTGCGTAAAATCAAACGTAACAGCCTCGGAAAACAACGGGGCAAAAACATCAAAACCATGCCGGAACGGCTTCCACGGGCGCTCGCAGACACCCCAGCGGCCAAACGTACGATACTCCACGCGGGTTGCGGGGGGATGCGGGCGCTATGTTCTGCGGGGAGCCTTGCATGGGAGGGGGAGGGTATGGCCCCCGGTTACCATTGGCGGCTGATTGGGATGGTGTTTTGTGGTTGTTTTTTTGTGTTTTGGTGGCCTGTGGTGTTGGCGATTATTTTGTTGCTTTTTCTTTGGTTGCAGATTCTGTGTGTGAGTTGTGTGTTGTCATAGCTGGTTGGTGATCCGCCTCGGCTGTATGGGATGATCTCATCGAGTTCGCAGCTGAGTGGGTGTGGTGTTTTGAGTGTGAGGTCTATGGGTTTGCCGCACAGCGGGCAGATCGGTATTGGTCCTTCGGCTGCGATGTGTCTGGCCTTGCATTTGCGGCGGGCTGCTCCATTTTGGTATCGGCCTGAGCCTGCCTTGTTGCTCATGTTCCCATCCTGTGTGTTTGGTGGCTTGGGCGAGATTCTAGTTCGCGGACCGGTTGTCGTGTTTGCGGGTCGCCGTGCTGTCTCGGCATGGCCGGCTGGTCCTCTGCGGTACGCAAGCCGTGGCATGCGCGGTTGGCTTCGATCCAACGACCTGCGGTTTTGGAGACCGCCGCTCTACCGGCTGAGCTACGCGCATAGGTGGGTATGAGTAAAGCCCCTGAGATGTATGTCCCAGAGGCTTTCGCACTTATCCTGATACGGAGTATACCACGGGTCGGTGTCAACCTACTGCCGCTTAGCATACGCCATCGCCATGCTGACCGTCTCCCTGATGTCGAACTCGTAGTATCCGTCGTCTCCGACCGGTTTGCTCGAGGGGAGTTTGCCGCGCCGTAGCCAGTTCTTCACCGTCATGGCGGGCACGTCGAGTCCGTAGTCGTCGCGGAGCCATTGGCTGCATCCGGTGGGAGTGAGGGTCTTGTGGTACCGGCTCAGCGTGTCGGCGGTCTCGGTCTTGAGTCTGGCCACGTCGATGACGGCCCCGCATTTGCAGAGTCTCAGCGTCTCGCCCTTCGCGGCGGTCACCTCGCGTCCGCATTCGGGGCATACGCCGATTATCCTGCGTGTGCGCGGCTTGCGGTCGATGAGCGGTTCGATGCGCTCGCAGGCGTGGGTGAGCCATGTCAGCCAATGTCCCGAGCGGCTGGCGCGGCATAGGTCGGGCAGTCGTCGTGGAGCGTCCCTGAGCAGGGTCTGCCATCTCGGACGGCTTTCCACGCCGGTTTCGTTCCACATGTCCTGCAGGCCGTCCTCGGTCTGGTCGAGCATGTCCTGCGCGTGGAGGTTGATGGGCGCGGGTGCCGCGCCTCCTTGCGGTTTGCCGCCCGCTCCGGGTTCGCCGAGCTTGTACTCATGCCGCGCGACCCGCTGCAATAGTTGCATGTTGCGGCGCAGCTGGTGGAGTGTTTTCGCGTACTGTCGTCGGCAGTCCCGGCAGAGCGTCCACGGTGCCTCGACCTGCTGGCTGCCGCAGTATTGGCATGGTTCGGTTTGGATGAACATTGTTTGAAACCCTCCACGTTAAGCTATGATTGGTGCTTGGTGAGCGTGCTCTCCGCCATTTTGGTGGAGGGCTTCGTTTTATTTGGTATTGCGGGTCATTACTCGAACAATGGAGGTTCGATGAATTCGACCTTGCGCGGCGGCTTCGGACGACCGTCGCCCTCGCGGATGATCGCACGCACTTCCTCCAACGGAAGGCCCGATTGACGGGCCGTTTCCGTTGCGCTGTAGCCGCGCTTGTGCCATACGAGCACTTTGTCCCGTGTTGTCTGACTCGTCACTGCACGCCTCCCGTCATTGGGTCGATAAGCTGGCAGCTCATGGCGTCGATGCGCTCATCGGTCTTGGCCTCGATGCACAGGCGTTTCACGTCGCCCGTGGTTTCGACCTGCTGGATGACGGTCTGTTCCGGCTGGTCGGGTGTCTGCACGGAGGCCCAGCAGACGAAGCAGATGGCCGTCAGGCCGGACACCACTAACAGGGTCACAGTAGCGAGCATCGCTAACCCGACGAAATTCTCCAACGTCCAGTCCTTGAATGGTTTCCTCATGATTCCTCCTTGAGCGTGGCGACATATTCGATGGCCTTGCGTTCACGTTTCGCGTACCTCTCGCACTTGCGTTTGAGACGTTTGAGGCTCATGGCGTATATGCAGTCTCTGAAGTCGCCGTCCTCGGTGATTCTGGCCTCGTACCGGCTTAGGTCTGATGCCCTGAATTGCGCGGTCAGATGGTTGGTAAGCTGTACTCCGTTCATTCCTCCACCTCGGTTTCCGTGCCGTAATGGTCGTAGAGTCGGTCTGCCGCATCCTTGGTCGTGTAGAGGCATTTCGCGGTCGCATGTTCGTAGTCGTAGATGGCGGCTGCGATGACCTTTCGAAACTCCTCACGGGTGAATGTCCTCGCCTTATAGCTCATCGTCCGTGCTCCTTTCGGTCTTGGAGTCCCAGAGTCGTTCTCAACTGTTGCAGGCAGCTGATGGCGTACAGGGTCTCGCGGTCCACCGTGCCGGTGGGCACCACGCCCGAAAGCGCCTCGTCCAGTTCCTTCAGGCTGGTCTCAAGCTCCTCGGTGCGGGTCCACCGGCTGATCTGGTAGCCGTGGCGGCTGAGGATGTCGCACACCCGTTCGAACGCCTTGGACTGTGCCTGTATACGCCGTGCCTCGGTGGGTTCCTGCAACTGTTCGAGCTGTTGGAGCCGCAACGCCATCTTCGTCCCGAGCGCACGGCCTATGCCTTTCATCGCCTCTCGCTGTGCGACATACTCGGCGGCGGTCTCGTAATGCCCGTACCGGTCCGGCCGTTCGCTGGCGGCGAGCTTTTTCAGCAGCCGGTGTTCGACCTGCCGGGTGTCACCATGACTTGGGTTGGGTTTGCGCCGGTATCTCAACGTGCGTTTGGACGGGTCGTAGTACATGAGGCCAACCGGCTCGGGCACCTCGCTGCGGTCGATCATGCGGGCGGGGCAGACGAGGGTGAGATCGTCCACGTAATCCTTGTAGCGCAGGTATTTCGCGTCACGCAGGAAATCGCCGCGACTCACCTTGACCTCGAAGCCGCTGATCCACGTGTCCCCGCGCCAGTTGACCTCCAACGCCACGCCATCCAGACGCAGCACCGTGTCATTCGGCTCAGTGACCGAAATCTCCGACCAATACCCGTCACCGTCACGCCGGTAACGGGAGGCGAGTGCGCAATTGATGTCCATGGCAGTCACGTCACTGCTCATCGTCTACTCCTTCGTCGTTGATGCTGAGGTTATGGATACGGTGCATCCGAGTCCTTCCAAGAGCCGTGCCGTTGTATGCAGCATGGCCGGCGAGACGCCTTCCGTGGTCTCGATGCTGATAAGGTACGGGTCGCAGTCCATACCGTCGGCCTGCACTTTGATGCTGTTCACTGTTGTTCCTCCGTTTCGTCGTTGATGGTGCTGTGGGATGCGCTGGCCATGCTCTCGCGTCCGTTCTCGGCGGATACGGGAACTTGTTCGGGTTCCGCCTGTTCGTTCGCGACGGGCTCGCACAGAGCGTTTTCGATTTCGATGCACAAATCAAGCGCCGCCGTGAAACCGGCCTGATAGGCGTACAACGCGGTCTCCGGTTTGCTCATGCCGCCGATCTCCGTGGCCTTGAGCAGCCACTCCATCGCCCGCTCCTGCGGCGTCGGAAACTTTTCGGCCATCACGCGCCTCCCAGAATCGAGCCGAGCGACGCCATGCCGAGTCGCGACGCTCCCGCGAACCGGCTGACCGTGGAACGCTTCTTCGGCTTGGCGGCGGGCAGTTCGAACGGGTTTCGCCCGGTGAGCGCCGTCTGCTGCGACTGCTCCGGGCCGTTGCCGAGCATCCGCTGGCGGCGGTACATCCACGACTCGTCCTCGGATAGGCCCAGCCTCTCGCACTCACGGCCGATCTGCTCCTCCGAGGGTCTCGCCTCGTCGCGCATCCGGCGGACTATCGCGTTGATGTCTCCGCTGCCGCACCAGCGGCCCTCGTGGTCGGCGGCGTAGAAGCGCCTGACCGCCTCCCGCGCCTCCGCCTGCGTCATGTCCGCTCGAAGCTCCGAGTGGAACGCTTCAAGCTGGATGTCGTCCCATTGGGCGTTGCCGTGATGCGAGTTGATGAGCGACAGGATCGCCGCCGCCTCACCCTTGCTGAGCATTGTTTCCTCCTTGGGTTCGCTGGTATTCCGCCCTCTCGGCGGGGGTCATGTACTGCCACGTGCGCGCCATGTTCGCTTCGAGGTTCTGCTGCGAACGGGGTTTCGCCGATGGCGAGGGGCGTGCGGTCGGCTCGGGTTTCGCCGGCAGCGGGTCGTCGTCCCAATGCTCGCCGTCCAGCCAGTTGGCCGGGGTGAGCGTGTAGCCGGGCTCCCGGTTCGGGTCCGCCGCGTACTGGGCGGCTTTCGAGATCAGGAACGTGTTGTTGGTTTTCCGTCGCGCCTTGCGCCAAGCCTCGAAGGCCTTGCGTTTGCCGTTCTTGCGCGGATAGGTTTCCCAGAACTGCTCGAACCCGAGCGGATAATCCTCGTCGGCGCTCTCTGCGGCCCCCTCGGCTTGCGAGGGGGTTTGGGGGAGAGAGAATTCTTCGTCAGAAGAATTCTTTTGGTTCTTGGTTCTTGGTTCTTGGTTAAAAGACATGGGCGTGACAGACTCATTGTCACGGCGTGACATGGGCGTGACAGACTCATTGTCACGGCGTGACATGGGCGTGACAGACTCATTGTCGGAGTCGGTCACGGTCTTGTTCGCGTCGCGTTCGCGCTTGCGGCGCTGGCGTTCCTTCACCTTCTCCTTCGCCTGCTCGATCTGCTCCGCGCTGTTCTGGTACTTCAGATAGTTGCGGATCACGTAACAGCCCTCGTCGCTGCCTCTGAGCAGCAGCCCGGAGGCAGCGAGGTCGGAGACGTCCTCGTCCGAGGCGTTGAGGACATACAGCAGCTCATCCTCCGCGATGATGCCGTCGGAGGCGTGGTCGGAGCACCAGCTGATGGCCATGACGTACAGGAGCGCAGCAGACGGGTTGCGTCGGCGCAGTTTGAGCACGTCCCTGTCCTGCCAGAAGTCATTGCTCAGTCTCGCGTAACCGGCCATGTCAGCTCCTCCCTCCTAGATATGCGATGAGTATGGCGGCGATCCAGAAGTACCGCCGCCAATGTGTGTTGGCGGTCACTCGGAAAGCCCCAACGGGAGTCCGCAGTTCAGCAGGAGCGCGAACCGTTCGAGCGGCATCCACACGAGCGTCGGATTGTTGGGCACCGGTTTCGACTCGCGGCGCAGGCGCACGGCGAAAAGCGCGTTCTCCTCGCTCAGCTCCGAAAACACGGCGAGGAACCGTTCGAGCACGTCCACGCTCAGAATCGCCATCTGGCTTGCCATGCCCCTGAGGCTCTTCGCGCCCACGCCCTTGCGATGCTGGACGAGCACCCCGTAGGGAGTGTCCATGTTCGCCATCTCCACCAGCAGTTCGCGCCAGTGTTTGCGGTAGTTCGGCTGTTTCGTGTCCTTGCATTCCACGCACACCGGCTCGCCACAGAACCGGACGCCGATCAGATCGCCCTGGTCGGCGTTGCCATGCAACGGCATGCGGTCGATGCGCGTGTCCTGCAAAGCCCACGCGAGGTAACGCACCGTCCACGTCTCAAGGCTCGTGCCCTTTTTCTTGGCGGGGTTAACCATTCTGCTCACCGTCCTCGTGTGCGGCTTCGATGGCGATGGTCTCGAAGTTCGGCTGCTCGGTGGGGAACATGCTTTTGAGCGTGTCCATCGTCTCCGCGATGGAGAACTCGGAACTGCATGAGATGTGGTCGCCCATCGTGTACTCGAAACGCTGGCCGCAGACACGGCACCAGCGCGGCAACGGGTTCCGTTTCAGCAGCTGCTGCGTCTCCCTCAGGTCGGTGGTGCCTTCCTGAGCCCATACGGGTTTCTTGCAGCGCGGGCACAGCGACCAGGGGGGGCGTTTCACGACCGGTTTGGCCGGCGCGAACAGCTTCTTCATGGCCTTCTCCGTGGAACCGAACACCAAGGGCCACGAGTCCATGATCTGCTGATATCGTTCCTTCGGCCGGTCCTCGAAATCATCACGGAACCGGTTGAATTCCTCGATGCCGCGGAAGATATGGCTCGAGGCGAGCCACAGCAGGGTCACGGCCACGTAGTCGGGGTAATAGCGGTTAGGTTGCACGCTGACGCGCACGGTGGTGTCGTAGGAGAGTCCCGCCTCCGCGTCCAACGCGCTGTAGGACACCTCCATCGAGTGTGCGAGCGTAATCAATTGGTCTTTTTCAGCGTTCAATGTGATACTCCTCTTCGGCTTCCTCTTCGCATTCTGGGCATGGAATCGGCCGTGCCGGGTACAGCGTGCAGCCGTGCTTCGGGCAGACCGGTTCCACGTCCGTCGGCGTCTCATCGTGATACAGGTGCAACATGGTCAGAACTCCGGGTCGCCGCCGCCGTTGCCCCACGGGTCGGAGGCTGGTGGCTGCGACGGCTGGTATCCGCCCTGCGGCTGCTGGCCGTAACCACCCTGAGCGCCGTAACCCTGAGACTGCCCGCCGTTCTTATAGCGCACGTTCGTGATGGCGACGGCGCTGGCGTTGACGTTGCAGGACGCGGCCAATTCGCCCTGCTTGGTCTGGTAGCCGTTGAAACCGTTGACCTCGCCCACGATGGTCACATCCACGAACTGGTCCTGATTCTGACGCAACTGCGCTATCTGGTCAAACACGGGATTGAGGTTCGCGTAACCCGCAGGCCACACCGAATAGTTCTGCTCCGGCTGGCTGACCCAGTTGCCGTTCCGGTCACGATAGCCCGGCGATACAGAGACGCGCAGAAACCTTTTCCCATTCTTCGTCTCCTGCACGCCCCACGCCGTGCCCTGGATGATGATGCTCGTCCTGCCCGCCATGGTCACTCGCCTTCCTTCACGCTGGCCTTCAACTGGCCCAGCACCTTGTCAAGCTCCGCTTCGGTCAGCTCGTCGCTGGCTTTCACTTCACGGTCCAGAACCTTCGAGATGGTCTCGCACGCCTCCGCGTCCGAAGCCACGCCCAGACCCTGAAAACGGCGAATCATCTCAGAACGCTTCACATCCACGGAAGACGGCTCCGGCTGCGCTTCCGGCTGCTGCGGTGCCGGAGCCTGCGGCTGTTCTTCCTCCTGTGCGGGTTCCACGTCGATGGCGGGTGTCATGGCATCGTCGATGGCTGGTGCCAGCACGTCGGAATAGTCCGGCGTGGTCTCGTCCACCGTCGCGGCGGTCTTGGCCTCCACGCTGACCGGAAGGTACTTGAAGCTGCGGCGGATAAGCGTCTTCATGCCCATCTCCACGAAGTTCGTGGCCCACGGGCCGGTTACCGCGTTGCCCTTGTACTTGCTGCGTGGCGCGTAACGGTCGCGGTACGCCTCCAAGTCCTTGCGGCTCATGTAGCTCGCGTATGTGTTGCCGTTCGGAAGGTCGATGGAGAGGAACACGAACTTGAGCTTGTCGGGGGAGTGATCGGCGTCGAGGTTGATGTCTTCGGGGCATTCGATGTACGGCGTGCCCTTCGCGTCCATCTTCAGCTTCACACCGTCGTCCTCGTACACGGCCACCGGCTGCGCGTAGATGCCGCTGTTCTCCAGCAGCTTCAACATGCCTTTATAACCGATGACGAACGTGGCGTCCGGCTGGCCTCCCTTGTGGTTCTTGTTGCCATAGGGGAGGATGAAGGCTTGGCCGAGGCCGTCCACGTTCGAGGGTTTCAGGCCGAGCGCGGCGCACTGCATGAAGCAGCTCAACACGCTGACCGGCGTGCAGTTGCGCAGTTGAGGTTCGCGGTTGATGGAGCTGATGCAGTATTGCAGCAGCATGTCGGGCTTGAGGTTACCGCCGATGACCTTCTCGATCTGCGGCCATGCGCTGCGCACCATGTCTCGGATATCACGTTCGGGGTTCATGGCCTGCATCTGCACGTTCTGCGCCTGTGTTGCGAGTTGTCCCATAATCGGTTCTCCTTACTTGGTTTTCTTCGGTTTGATTTCGGTAAATCGGAAGGTGCGGCCCTCCCATGGCTGGACCACGCGCGTGTAGCCCTTGCGGGTCGAGTGCTTGTAGGTGGCTTGCATGTTCCCGCAGCGCACCCCCTCGTGGTCTCCGATGTAGGTGAGGATGCAGTCCCGCAACTCCTCCTTGCGTTGTTTCAGTGCGTTGAGGTCGCTGGTCACCTGCCTGTAGTCGGCCATGAGCTCGCGCAGATCAGTGCTGTCGCTCATGTCCTCGATGCCCTCCGAAGGCTCCGGGTAGGCTTTGGCCACGTCCACGCCGGTGAGCGCTGGCATTTCGTCTCGGGCGACGAAACCCCAGAAGTCCTCGGCGGCTTTGATTACAGCGTGAATGTCGTCCTCGTCGCGCTCGAAGCGCACCTCGACCGGCTCCGCCTCGCCGATGTCCGCGTAGAAATACCCCCAGCGGAAGCCGGTGACCGCCATGTAATGCGTGACCTGAGCCATGTAGTAGTCGGGGGCGATGAGCTCGCCCTCGTCGTTGTGCCAGTCGGTGCGGCCACGGTTCGCGTTCGCCGTCTTGATCTCGAGGATGCCCCACGAATCGCTCGCCTCGTCGTAGATGAAGCCATCCAGCGAGGCGTGCATGACCGGGTGGGCGTCAGACACGAGGCTGATGTCGGTGCCGTCGATGACCTGGAACTCCGGGTGGAGCTGGCGGAAGCGGCGGCGCAGTTCGACCTCAAGCGCGTTGCCCTTGATGATCGCCCACCTGCCGCTGATGTCCTCCGGCTCCTGACGGCCAGTCTTCTCCAACCACAATTCGTAGGGCGTCTTGTAGGTGTTGAAGCCGAGGATGGTGCTCATATCCGACCCGCCGACGCCCTCGGTGCGGAAGGAGAGCCACGCCTGATGGCGGCTCTCCTTCGTGGTGCCCGCCCCGCCGAAGCGCCTGATTGAGAACATGTCGGTGCTTTCGCGGGCCTTGTCGATGGTCATGCGGCTCATAGCTGATCGCCTCCCGTCCGCGTGGCGGCGAGCGCGAGCACCGGCTCCATGGCGCGCAATGCGTGGCCGGCGGCCGCGTGTATCTGCGTGCATGGCGTGCCCTGCTGCCCCTGCCTGACCATGGACGCCTCGACCTGCAGGAGCGCGTCGGCCGCATCGCGCAGGATGCGCAGCCAGCGGGGTGCGAGCAGCCTGATCTCGTCGGTGTCGAGCAGCGACTTCACGCCGGGTTCGATGCTCACGCCGCTCTGGAGCGACGCGATGAACAGGAGGTTGTTGAGGGACTGCGCGTCCGGCTTCGCCGTGAGCGAGTCCAGCCCGTACAGCAGCTGCTCGCTGAGTCGTCGCATCGCCATCATCCAGTCGTCGGCGTCGCCGAAATCGTTGGATTCATCGGTGCTGTTCTGGTTCATCGTTGACCTCCGTAAAGATATTCGGCGCGGCTGCACCGGTTGCGTTTGTCCGCGTCCTCCACGTCCTCGCGCCGCCAGCCGATGACGCGGCCGTTCTTCCGGACCGGCTCCGGATAGGGGCTGGGACGCTCCCCGGAGCTCCACTTGTAGACCGTCGAACGGCTGTAGCCGGTATGCTCGGCGAGCTGCCTGACCGTGACCAGTCCCGGCAGCGCATTTGAAACCGCTGTGCCCATGGCGTATCCTTTCTCTTGGGTATTCCTTTCGGACAGTTCCCGTGCCAGCGGGGACTGTCTTTTTTTTTCGGCTGAAACCTTGTGGTTTCGTGGACGGCCCGGAATCGAACCGGGTCCCGGCCTTTGCCCCGCGTCATGACCCGCGTGATCTCGGCCGGGGGCTACCTGCGCCGCCCCATGATGCCGCGCCGGATAGGTTCGACCCCGCAGGGGTCCCGGCGCGACACCGGTTTGAGAATCTTGAGTTATGGTTATTTGGTTTTAACGACTGGCCTTTGTCGCCGGCCGCGCGTCGGAAGATGAAGAAGAGACGACACCCGGCCAAGACTTTGTCATCCGCGCTCGGAGTCCTCCGGGAACAGCCACGGGGCATCGCTCGCGGCGAGCAGCAGCAGCGGCGTCAGCGCGAACACGCCGCCGACGGCGAGCGCCAGCATTGCCACGATCGCGCCCAACGGATGCGAGCAGCCGTCGTGCGAGAGGATCCACAGCATCGCGCAGACCGCGGTGACGGCACCCGCGGCCATCACAGTCAGGCCGGATATGGCCGGATACCGGCGGACGAACCTCTTCGACGGACCGCCATCGGCCTGAAGAAGGCCACTCGCGTGACGGCCGTAATCCTTGGTGTTCATCATTTGCTTCTTTCGGTTAGGTCACCTCCCCTAAGCTGGATGTTGCCTAACTACTAGCTATGGGAGGAGGTGAAAAATCAGAAATGACCAATCGTTTGCATTTGGGCTATGGGGAGTCTCTACTGGCGTAGCCGTTCCTCGATTCGTTCCATAAGGCTTTCGTCGTGCGCCATCACATACCCCGTAAGGTGCACGGCGATTGCCCCGCCAACCAACAGCAAAGTTGCGCCATACCCGATAAATCGAACGGCCAATCTATATGCATCGCGGACTTTCATCACGTCACCGCCTTCCCACAGAGGAACAGGTTCACGAAAAACGCCTGACCCTTGCCCGTCACCTTCGGTGTCTTATTCACCGTGATATGACCGTCCGAATGGGTAATCTCCGTTTCCTTGATGCGGAATAAGCCCAATTCCATGCTCTTCTGCGTCGGCATGTTCCGGCTGCTGCCCGTCTTCATGAGCCAACCGTTCTCGCGCAGCCACGCGAACAGGCGCGTACCGCCCATGTCAATCCCATTGCCCTTGAGTATCTTCGCCAGCTCGCCAACCAGAATGTCGGTCTTACTGGCGCTTACCGCGTCTGCGAATAGCACTTTGGGAGCTTGTGCCTCTAGCTGCCTTTGCTGTTCGTCGACTTTGGATCTAAGCCAGTTCATCGCCGCCAAGGTCATCTGTTCCGGCGTCATTGATTCCTGTCCGGCCATGTAGCCGCCGTGTTTGCGGATAGAGGGCAGGACTTCGTGCGTTACCCAACGCTGGAACTCTTTAGCCTCCTGTTTGCGGCTGCGCATGATCAACTTGTACAAACCCGGCTCGGAGACGATCAGGGGAGCACGACCGCCATTCTTCCCAACCTCCCAATTGGGGAGGTTGGTTGCCTCAGTGATTTCGTCAGAGTCAAGATCACGCCGAAGATGATTGGTCTCCACTGCTAGGATGTCGCAGGCGTCCTTGGCGACGAACCACGGCTCGCCAGCGGCGTCGATGTCGAGCCGTGGTTGGTTGTTCTTAAATTTGAAAATCTGGATTTCAGGCATGAGATACCTTCTTGCCAGCGAGCGCGGTGGCCAAGGTCTTGACCGGGTCTCCGCCCGATAACTGCTGTGCGGCCACGAACGCGGCGAGGCTCATGTCGTCGCCGTCGAGCCATTTGGCGATGGTCATGCGGTTGCGGTTGCTGGCGTCGGCGATGCTGGTTATCTTGGTCTTGGACAGCAGCACGCGGTTGCGGGTGTCATGGGTCGCCCGTTTTGCGACTTCAATTGCTGGTAGATTAGACATGTGCAACTTCTTTCGAAGAGGAGGGGAAAATGAACGCTGCGGAGTTTCTGTATGATTTCTTCGACAAGGAAAGTGTTTATGATGCCGACCAAGCCGGATACCGTTTCCCTGATCTGGTCGCCGCTCTCGATGAAATCGGGAAAGCGACTGACCAGTGGGAAAGGGAAGGACGACGCGTCAAAGGATTTCGCTCTTCTCTGCCTCGGTGGCGTAAATCCGTGACGATGGCGTTCACGGATACCGGCGAGATTCGTTGGGATGAGATCAGCGGCCCCGTTGGCACGTCCGATTTCATGTCCGACGCCGACAAGGACTTGTTGATGTACGCGGCTGAGCTGCTTGATTCATGCACGCTTCGGTTCACCGAAGAGCAACGGAACAATGTCAGGAATCTCGTCAGCGAGGCCAACACTGTCCTCAGAGGAATCGCGGACGGCATGCCCGATGGTCTGGCCTTGTACCTGTCACGGCTTCTGAGAGAAACAGAGACCGCATTGGACGAGTACGCCATCACGGGCGATTTCGTGCTTGACCGAGCAGTGAGCCGTTTGCGTGAGGCGTTGGACATTGCCATGGTGCAGACCCCCGAAGATAAGCAGTCGATGTGGGATAAAGTCAAGGATTTAGGTAAGCAGCTGGCTATCGGGTACATGATTGAGGCTCCGGCTCTTGCTCTGACCGCCGCCCAGATGTTTCCGCCCCAGATCGGCGGTTGACCTCGGTAAGGATGTTGTTGGATACCGTCACCTCGTATTTGTCGATGGCATCCTTGGTCAACGTGCCTTCACGGAGCATGCGGCGTATGTCCTTGCAGAAACCCATCACGAGGTTCATATACAAGTGCAGTTCCTTGGTCGAAAGCTGTCTGAAATCAGTTGAGGACATCTCAACCACCTCCAGTATGTAAGCTTGTGATTACTGAAAAGTAATGTTAGCTAACGCTTACAATTTAAGCAAGTGCGGCGTGTCTCCATGTGCTTACACGTATGTTTGAGCCATGGCAGCAAAGATTGAATGGACGGCAATGGATTACGCCGCAAAAGATGCCTTGGCGAAGATAATTGATGATTCCGCCTTGGCGTATAGAGTGATTGCCGAACGCATGGGTGGTGTGGTCAGCCATGTCCGAGTCGGATATATTCACAACGGCGAGAAGTCACCCGTTCGTCTTTCTGAATTTTTGGCGATCTGTGATGTGTGCAATGCCGACCCGGTGCAGACGTTGCGGGACATCATCGCCGAGGCCAGCCGCATCGAGGCGGAACGCGCCGCCGACGAGATGGCCGACCGCATCGCCGCCAACCCCGAACAGTTCGACGTAGCCGCGAACGACGACCCAAACAAGGAAAACGAAGCCACCACACCACGCGAATAGAGGCTTTATGGGATATGAGGATCTACTCGCCGAAGCGTTGAGACTCGGCGTCAAAGTCCGGGAACGAGAACTATCGCCCGGACGCTGCGGCTGCTACTACGAGCCGACACGACTCATCATCATCGACGAGACCATGCCCGACTACCAGCGACGCTGCACGCTCGTGCACGAACTCATACACGCCAAATACCACGATCGAGGCTGCGACCCGAACGGGTCAAAGGCCGAGAGACGAGCCAGACGCGAAACCGCGCTCCGACTCATCAACCCGACCGAATACGCAATCGCCGAACGCATGTACGAGGGAGACTCGTTCCTCATCGCCCAAGCGCTCGACGTGACCGTACAGGTCGTGGAGGATTACAAGGAAATGCTGCACGATAGTGTGGCCGTATAAGGAAGGAGAAAAAGTGGGATTGTTCAGCAGAAAGACGCCGGAGGAAAAAGCCCGAGAAAAGGCCGAGTTTCAAGCAAGATTACAGGAGCAGATGGCCGAAGCGAAGGCGAAGGCGGAAGCCGATCGTGCGCTCACTCCCCTCAACGAGCGGATTGCGGAGTTCACCAGCAAGGAAACGAAGGAAACGTATCAGCTGTACAGGCGTGCGATCATCTACAAAAAGGGGATGTTAACGACAGAGGTGCATCCACTGGACGGTGTGACCGTACATCTGGAGTCCGGCACTGAACTCGAAGCCCGCGTCACCGTCACCCGCATACTCCTCGCTGGGCCGTTCGCATGGGCGTTCAAAAAGAAAAAAGGCGGCGAGCGATACATCACCGTGGAGGGGCCGGATTTCGCGATGATAATGGAAGTGCCACGCAAGCAGATTAAAGATGCCATCAAATTCGTAGCGAAAGTCAAAGACGCTGCGGCGAAGGCATCGTGATTTTATGAAAAATCGCCCCACTGACGGTGCAACGTCAGCAGGGCGTGAAGAACCGCCAGACCACCAGAGAAATGGAAAGGAGGACGCTTCGCCTCTCATCCTACACGGGGCGAAGCACACCCGAAAATGCTATTTGCGTCAGTTGTTTTAACCGAGTACGGGATTAGGTGCCTGTTCAGGTACGCAGAAATTAACATATGCGGCATGAGCGTCATCGCCGTCGATAGTGACTCTGAATTGGTAGTCGCCGGGGGAAAGCGGCATGCCGTTGGCGAAGTCGAGCGTATTCATCGAACGTCCGCCGATGTGGTTCTTCTGCTCGAGATTCAGCCCGGCGACACTTTCAACGGTGACGATATTGGCGACACGAACCGGCTGAGGAACAGGCCCTGCCATTTCAACGACGGCTCCGGAAGCGTCGCGCAGCGAATATTCCACGGTCATCTCGCACGGGCACAGGCTACCGGGTATACGAATTTCGGCGAATACGGAAAAACGGGCGGTAAGGCCGGTCGGAGTCAGTGGTATGATTCCGCCGCCCACGCCGACAAGGTTGGCCTTGCCGCCATTATCCACATTCGCGTAATCGGCGATGGTCAGATTGATTACGGCCTGTTCGGATACGTTACTCATAATCTATGCCACCATCATCTTCGGTGTCTTCGTCACGACGGACGCAACATAGGTGGACAAAGGCTTCTGAACGGGCATATTAACGCGCATCCTGGGATCGGGATTAAACAGCACGATATTGTCGGAAAGAATCTCGGCCCCATCGTCAGTGTATTCGGTGATGCTGGTCGGCTGATGGTCGTTGAAATAGAAGTCCACGCCTTCCCACACGTTTTTGCGGGTTTCGGCGAACGTGTCACCGGCGGCGGAGAATCCCGGCATGTCATCGGATTCGGCCCACCATACGCCGTCTTCCCTGTGATAGGTGACATTCACCTGTCGTGTATCCATGTTGCGCCTCTTCATTTCTGTCCGAGGATACTACGGATCTCCTCTTCGGATAACCCGACGTCCTTCACCAGTGTCTTCTTCACCAATCCAGGCGGAACAGTCTGTCCGTCATGGAAGGCAAAAGTCAACGGTGGACGGCCCTCCGCCTTCATTCTTTTATGCGAACCATTCGCGCGGTCAATCCCGTATCCCAGACCACGAAGGATACGGAACAGGTCCGAGGCCTTCATCGATGGGTAGACGATCGGCATGCGCGATTGCCTTTCGGTTGGTTCAATTCAGCAACAGTCCTATTAAATCACATTAAAACCGGTTAAAACGTGAATCTTCCATTATTAAGCAGGTAATAAAAATGGCGAACGTCACCAGATACAAGACCAGCAGAGGCGAGACGCGCTACCGCGTCCGATACAGGAAGCCCGACGGCACGCAAACCGACAAACGTGGCTTCAAACGCAAATCCGACGCGGAGAACTGGGCGGTGGAACACGTCACGCTGGCGAAGGCCACGGGGAGCTATGTCGACCCGCAGGCGGGGAAGGCCACTGTGGAATCGCTCTGGCCGGCATGGGTCGCCGCGAAACGTGTCAGATGCAAGGCGAGTTACATCGAGTCGCTGGAGCGCGAGTGGCGATGCCGAGTGGAGCCCATGTGGGGGAGTCGCGAACTGGCATCCGTCACGCGCCGCGAGGTGCAGGAATGGGTGACCGTCCTGCATGAGGGCAGGAGAGACCCGAGAGGCGAGGTCGTGGCCAAGCCGGTGAGCGCGACCGTGATATTGCGGGCGAGCGGCATACTCTCGGGGATTATGGAGCAGGCCAAGGATGACCGTCTCATCGCCGCGAATCCATGCGAGAGGGTGGAGAAGCCCCGGAAAAGGAGAAAGGAGCATCGGTATCTGAGTCTGGATGAGCTGATGAGGCTGGCCGACGAATCCGGGTGGAGGAGGCCGATGGTGCTCACGCTCGGACTGTGCGGGATACGATGGGGTGAGATGGCCGGGCTGCGTGTCGGCGACGTGGATCTGCGGCGTCATCGTCTCTGGGTCCGTCGCAGCGCCACCGAGGTCAGTCACAGGATCGTCGAGGACACCCCGAAAAGCGACGAATGGAGGCAGGTGGTCTTCCCGGATGTCCTTGGCGGGATGCTGCGCGACCGATGCAGTGGCCGCGGGGACAACGACCTGCTGTTCACCGACCCCCGGACGGGCGGATACGTCCGTCGCACGCATGGCCCCAACACCACGTCGTCATGGTTCTACTGGGCGCGTCGGCGCGCCGGCATAGAGGGAGAGATGACCGTGCATGACCTGCGCCACACCGCTGCAAGCCTCATGGTCAGGTCGGGCGCGAACGTCAAGGCGGTGCAGAACCAGCTGGGGCATGCGAGCGCCGCGATGACATTGGACACCTACGCCGACCTATTCGATGACGACCTGGATCTGGTGGGTGACGCGATGAATCGGATGCTCCTCGAAAAAAATGTGGGCAAAATGTGGGCAAAAGAAAAAGCAGAGGCCGCATGATCGTTGGAATCATGCGGCCCTTGGCGAGTGGAGCTGCGGGGAATTGAACCCCGGTCCGATGACCGAACCCTCAGTCTTCTACGTGCGTAGTCTGCTGGCCATATGGCGGTTTTTCTGCCCCCATCGATGTCGCAGACAACTGATGGCGGGCATATCTGCAGTTAAAGTCCCCGAATCACCCTGTGGCTCAATGATTCAGGCGAGTCTTCTAAACGACGCTCAGCATCCCCCCGAAGACGAGAGGGAGTGAACGGAGCGGCTGCTCACTGTTTAACCCTGGCGCGAAGCTCAGGCAGCGAGAGCGAACTCAGTGCGGTTAGATTTAGCACTTATTCTTTTGCAGGGGGCATCCACGAGCGGACCCTGCGTTCTCGGCACGCTTCCCTGCGACGAACAGGTCACCGTCGAAACCGATCAGCCCCGATATTGAATTATCAATTCGCATTCCGGTTCATGGCCGGACATTTCATTATATCCCGGCTGCTCGAAAAAGCAAGTCGGTCA